GGATCTCGGTGGTGGCGCATACGGCGAGGGAGGCAAAGAAGATGGTGTGGCATAAGGATCGATGGATGTTCGATAGTGAGTGGATCGACATGGACGTGAGATGGCGGAAGAATGCGAAAGTAGAGGATCTGCCGTACGGGATCGTGGAGGATGATGCGGTGGCTCTAAAACATAAGCTGATAGACTACTTATACTACTTCTAAAATATAAGCCATGACCGATAGGCATAAGCAGTGCGGAACGTAAAGGGTGACAAGTGAAGATCGAAACTCAGAAACATCGGGATGCTTTCGAGGAGTATTACGCTACAAGAAACCTTATGAAAGTCTCCCGTAAGTTAGGCATAAGTAGGCAATCCTTGACGACCTGGAAACGGGAATTTAGATGGCAGACGAAAATTGAGGACCGAGACAAAGAAATTAACGATACAGTCAGTTCAGTGATGCAACCGCAATGGCTCGCAGTAAGGGTAACATTAATTCAGTTTTTCCTAAATCAGTTAAACGAAGCAATCAAGTTGAAGGTTGCACCCGAGAACAGCCGGGATATGGTGGCTATCAGCAGGGAGTTGCGGGCACTCCTTGGAGAAGGCGACACTCACCAGGTCGAGATCACGGGTATAGAATATATCTTGAAGGAATGAGGGATGCCGAAGAGGCAGGTAGCGGTCACGAACATATTCGACCGCAACATCCGGAGCAAAGCCCCACTGATTATCAATGTGGGTGGGGCGAGGTCGAGTAAGTCTTATAGCATACTTCAGATTCTTGTGCAGAAGTTTTTGAGCGAGGATAATAAGGAGATCCTAATCGCACGAAAAACCCTGCCAGCTCTGCGACTAACAGCCTACAAAGTCTTTGTTGACCTGCTGAAAGACTACGGGTACTACAATAGATGTGAGCACAACAAAAGCAACCTGACGATCAAGTACAAAAACAGCACGATCTATTTCCTGAGTATCGATGATCCTGAGAAGGTTAAGTCGGCGGAGTTTAACTATGTCTTTATCGAGGAATGCAATGAACTCCATTACAATGATTTTATGATACTCTGGATGCGGATGAGTGCGAAGACTATCCCGAGCCAGCCAAACGTGATGTACCTCGCCCTGAACCCGTCAGACGAGTTCTCTTGGGTGAACCAGAAGGTTGCGCATTGGGATACTGCAGAAATAATCAAATCTACATACCTGGACAACCCCTTCCTGAGCGCAGAGTATCGGAAGACCCTTGAAGACATGAAGGACATCGACGAGGAGCTGTACAAGATTTATGCCCTGGGAGAGTACGCAACCCTGAGCAACACGATTTACAGGAATTACAAGATCGATTCAGTATTCCCGAACGCCTTCCATGACGAATGCAGAGGACTGGACTTTGGCTTCAACGTGCCTGCAGCCCTGTTAAGAATACAGATCCGGGATGGGGAGCTGTACATGACAGAGGAAATCTACCAGACCCATCTGACCAACAACGATCTGATTGAAATGATGGATGAGCTTGATATCAACAAGAAGACACCGATCTATGCTGACAGCGCAGAGCCAAAAAGCATAGAGGACCTGTGCCTTGCCGGATACAATGTACTGCCGGCGAACAAGCAGGTACTGGACGGAATCAAGTTCGTGAAACAGCACAAGATGCACCTCTGGCATAAAAGCACGAATCTAAGCAAGGAGATCCGGATGTACAAGTGGCGGAAGGATAAGAATGAGGATGTTCTGGATGAGCCTGTGAAACTGGATGACCATCTGTGCGATTGCGTACGAATGGGCATTTACACGCATCTGAAGGCGGAGAACCCCAAGAGAGCACCGGCGGCACCGAGAGGCAGATGACAAGCGTGTGCCTCCGGCAGACTGTAGCTGCCAAGCGATGCGTCTAAAACCACAAGTTCCAAACGTCCGCCTACGGCAGGACAGTAATCACACAAGCAGGATTACGAGAGCAGCGATATCTAACACTATCATAACATTTATTGCATCGTATTTCATGAGGTCACCTCCTTGGTGGGACAGTAGCCGGAAAGCCTCTGTGCCTTTAAGCATTCGGTGGGCATCCGGAGGAAGGGGCACCGGGCGCAATGTGCGTAGTATTGCGCCAGTGTCATCAGTGGTCGGGTGTTCATGGCACCACTTTCGGATCATAATATCTGATATCCCATCCCGCCCAGTGAATAACCTCCCATTTCTGATGATCCCAATGATCATAGCTGTAATGCTTCACGAACCATCGGTCGCCGTCATCGAAATCGCAAAAGCCATCAGCCCACGCCCACGCCTCAAGGTCTTCGACGGTCATCTCGGAAGGGGTTATGGTTGATACGCTGCTGACAGTGACGATCCCGAGAAAGTGCGCATAGTAGGACTGAAGGTCAGAGAACCGAACCCTGCCAGGTGCGGAAGGTGGGTATATTCCCTTGAGTATCTTCTGGTAGATTTCATTTTGACCTTTGGCGGTGGTGGGGTACATCGGCTTGGTGCTGATCTTGCCTCTTTGCTCCACGTACATCATGACAAGGTCGCCGACTACAAAGCGAGGCGGCTTACCAGGTGAGGAGGGTTTGCGTGTGGTCTGTGTTTTGGTGCCGGACAAGAGGGCATCGATCCACTCACGCTTAAAGGATAGGGCTGGCATCCGTGATCACCTTTTACCGCAAATGTAGTTTTCGGCACTTTCAGATAATGCCTCACTGGAAAACTCAAGAACTATCACGAGGGTTTTACCATGGCGGGATAGAGTACCGCAGAATCCCTTGTTAAGTCGCCTTAAGTGTTCGGCTCTTACACCTCGGACGGATGGCATATTGAGATCAGGTTTAGGGCCATACGTGGAAGGTACGCAGTTTAAAACATCTCCGCTTTTATAACAGTTAATATCGCATGACTTGGCTTTTTCGTGGACGGTTGCGTGGGCGCATTCTTCAACACAGCATCCGAACCGTGCGGCTCCGGGGCAGATCATAAACTGTTTCATACTGACACCTCAGGGGAGAGGTCAGGGAGCTTGACTTTGTTCAGGCAGTTAGGACAAGTGACCCATGCGGGAAAGGTTTTGGCTCCTTGATAGTCCCATGCATAGTTACATCCGGGTTTGTGGCATTGTAAGTTTACCATAACTACCTACTAACAAACATAGTATAAAAAGGAATCCCGACATAAGGAAAAGTACTATAGAGGATGAGAAATACAGGTATACCGATGGCGTGCAATGACACAACCCCCTGGTCTACGATAAATCACCCATACACAGTCAATAGATTGAGAGTGACATCCGGAGGAGCAACGAGCCAGTCAACCGGCAAGTGGGTGAAGGAAACCACGAGCAGCACAACGATATGCGGATACATAGGATCTATGGGCGCAAAGAATGAGTCGTTATCAGTGGTGACGTTGAGACAATTAGGTGCTGGCTTCTATGAGGAGGGGGATCAGTACTTTGTGTGCAGTTCGGAATGTGACGTAGAGCTTAATGACCTGATCGAGATCTATGAGGATGAGGCTGGCGACAGCAAGACGAACTGGAGAGTGCTGACGAAGCTAAAGACGTTACAGGCATATAAGAACCTGCGGGGCACGGGCAGAAACTATTGGCTGGTAAGGAGAGGGTGAGATGCCGCACAAAGTAGTGGTGTCAAGTATGCTGAGGGGAATTGCAGAGCGATTAACTCCAGGTGCGATGGATAACTGGAAGATTGAGATCGGTGTGCAGGTGGAAAAAGCATTGCACGACAAGATCGAGACTGGCGATGCATCATGGGCGAGACTATCTCCGGCATGGATAAAGATCAAGGGACATGAGAAACAGTGGACCCACACAGGCAGGCTTGAGAGGGCGATAGGCAGCCGGATCAGTGAGAAGGATGTGAGGATAGGTATTCTGGATCCATCACACATAGGCATGATCGCTGGTGCCTTAGAGTATGGCACGTTGGTGATTCCGCCGAGACCGATGTTTCTGAAAGTTTTCGATGAGAATGTGGACAGTATCATTGAGAAAGCACGAGAAGAAATTTGGGAAAGACTCATTGGAGTGACAGAATAATGCTGACGGCAACACAGAGAGAAGCGATATTCACAAACATACCAACCGCATTCACGATAGCGGGCGATGCGTACACGGCGACAAAGACGTGGAAGCAGGAAGTAAGTGGCGTGTTGGGGGATCCCACGATAGCACTGTCATTCAGAGCACAGTCTAAGCTGGTGCAGGGAACAGTGGGCAACAGAGCAGAGTGGGATGTGGACGTGCTGATCGTGGATGTGTATGCGAAGTCGAACACCACGAATGGAACGCATGGATCAAGGATTGCGGAAGGGATAATGCAGGACCTTGAGACATGGTTCAAGCGGACCGCACCACCGATATTGTACGCAAGCAAAATCACGGTGGGGCAGATGTCGGAAGTGCAGGATCTTACATTCATCGAAGAAGGCGTTTTCAGAAAGTACGCCGAAGTTGATATGCTATATAAGCTATTTCAAGCATAGTAGAACCTAAGAGGAATACCATGGGATTACCAGAACATTACACAGGATCTAATGGAGTAATATCGATTGACTCAGTACCTCAAACGATAGCTAAGTTCTCCATTGACGTAAAGACCGATGTGGTTGTTGACTACCAGATAGGAGACGAGTGCGACCGAAGCTATCCTGGAAAGAAGCATGTAACGGGATTGATTGAGGAGACCCTGATTACGGGGGATAACTTCGCTAAGCTGGTGGGTGACACAAGCACGATTGCAACGAGTTCTCTTGAGACCCTTCTGGACACGTTCAACCTGGATGCAGGAGCGAGAGAGGAGACGACGATCACGGATGACCCGGCGGATCCTACGACCGTGAAATGCACGTTGAACGTGGGCGATGCAGTGACGACAGCAGGAGCGATTGTCATTCACGGCACGGACTCAAACGACAACTACGCGGTGGAGGTTGTGGATTTCGCTGCGATGTCAGTAGGCGATGCTGCTCAGGTGGTGCAGGCGACGCAGATATTCAAGACCACTGATCATGTGACGATTGAGGCGGCATTGGAGTCCGGGTCATCATCGTACAGCACGATCAAGCTGGAAGGCGTGGATGGAGTCAAGACCATTACCCTCGGTGAGTCTACCTACTTTGACCTGATAGGAAAGGTTGAGGACAGCGATGGCAAGTACATACAGATCTCGCTTGAAGACTGCTGGCTGACTGCAGGAACATTCCCGATTGGTGACAAGAACTCAATTGTGAAAACAGCTCTACCATTCATCGTGAAGAATCCGGGCACGCTTGACCTCGCATGGACATCAACATGAGCGAAGGCATGACAACGCTTGAGTCATTCAGAGCTGGTGTCGAGTTCAAGATGAAGCAGCCGAACGTGGATGGCTTCATTGAGATACTCGATGCGATAAGCCAATCTAAGAAGGACAAGAACGCATCAAAGGGACCGATGATGAAGACCATCGCATTGAATGTGTTGAAGCGATCCTTCGATGACGTGACGATGGATGAAGTCGGGCAGATGGAGACCGGCGATATGGTTACGCTTGTGCAGACCGGGCTTGAAGCTATCAAGGCAATGGACAAAATGGGGTTTCAGGAAACCTCAGAAGAGCCAAAGTAGCGGTAGCACACGCCTACCACTACAAGCTCGATTACATAGGCACTCTGGATGCAGAAGATATCCGGGATCTGCTGACGTTTGCAGCGAAACCGCGGATGTGGGTGCCGCCAAAAGACAGGAAGCCAAGGGAAGAGACATACGATGAGAAACTGGAACGACAACTGAACCTGCTGGCAAAACTAAAACGGGAGGCGATGAAACGGTAGAAGTAGCGACGTTAGAACTGATTATCAAACTGACTGATGAAATCTCAGAGAAGCTAACAGGGATTCAGGCAGTATTTGACACGGTCGTAGAGAAGGCAGGTGAGATCGGATCCGGCATCACAGAAGCAGCGGAGACGATAGCGGAGGCGGCACTCGGGATTGTGGAAGACTTTGAGTCGATGGTTGAGGACTCATTGGCTGCGCTAGAGGGATGGGACGAGGCGTTGTCGGAGTGGCTGAACAAATCGTTGTTGTGGTTCGAGAACTGGAAGGAGGAGATCATAGGCGAAGATGGTGTTCTGGCTTCTGTGTATGAAGGGATCGTAGGGATCTTTGATAGTATCAGCGAGATCGAGTTCTCATGGCCTGCAATATCGAATCCGTTTGCGGATGTTGACTGGTGCGGATATGTGCCGGGATGGATGAAGGACGTGCTCGGTATTTGTGGTGGTGTGATCCCGGAAGGATGTGGGTACACCTGTATTGCGAGCACGGGAGACCCGACGATATGCGAGACGAATTGCACGGTGCTGGCTACGGATCTGGAGATCCCGGTTATAAAGGATCCTGCGATTGTAGACCCCGGGGAGGTCGACTGTACGGCGTGCCTGTTGTGTTTGGAATGTACGATTGGCTGCATATCAGATGTTGGAGGACCCTGCACAGCGAGCACGGGATCCGGTGGTGTGCCGGTGCAGGGTGACTCGGATTTTATTGGTCCCCCTTGCACGAACACATGTATTTCGAGTACGGGAGGTGGAACCTGCACGGCGAGCACCGGGGCGGGAGGTGTGCCGGTGGATGGTGACACGGATTTCATTGGTCCTCCATGCACGAACACATGTATTTCGAGCACTGGAGGCGGTGGAGGCGATGGAGACACTGGAGGCGGAACAACACCATCACCAGCACCTTGTGGAACAAGCAGTGGATGCGGTGCCGGATGCACGAGCAAAGGATGTGTGTCGGATACCTACGCTGCCGGTGGCTACGTGGACAAAGACGGTGGCACGGTCCACAAAGGCGAGTGGGTAATCCCAACACAGGGCGGTCCGGTGCTGACGGGCGGCAGAGACCTCACGCTAAACCAAACGTACAACATCGATAAGATTGTAGGAGTAGATGACTTTGAAAGAAGAATGGAGGCACATGACAGGGACTTGCTCAGGCAGTTGCGGACACTTATGTGAAATCATAGTGAATCCGACGCCGAACTGCAACCTGAAGTGCAGCTATTGCTATGACGCATGGAGGCAGCCGGACGAAGTTATCAAGATGGAAGAAAATGTCTGGGATGGCATAAGAAACCTGGTGGACTCGTTAGGTCAGAAAGAGATCACGTTCGCCTTCCTGGGTGGTGAGCCTGCGTTTCTCGGAGTAGAGTATTTTGAGCGATTCGAAGAGTATTGGGCTGACATCACGCATAAGTCCCATATCCAGACGAACGCCACACTATTAGACGATGAGTTCTGCACCTTCCTGAAGGAGCACAAGTACACGGTGGGCACATCACTCGATGGGGTGCCGGAAGTACACAACAAGGCAAGAGACGGAAGTTTCACAGAGTCGTTGAGGGGAATCACGCTTGCAAAGGAGTACGGGATCCTGAACAAGATCCTATCAACTATCACGAATGACAGTATGCCATATATCGAGGAGACATTTGAGCTTTTTGCACTGATCGGAGTGCAGACACACTTCAACGCAGGATCTCCGGATCTGCTGCCGGCAAACTATCATATCGCAATGAGAAAGCTCTATGAGATGTGGAGCGACTTCGGTGAGCCATTCTACGGGATACAGTTCACACGGCTACGGCGGAAGATCGAGAAGAAGGAATGGCACGATTCATCAGCCCCAAAGATGGCCGGGTGCATGGGTGGTGCAGTTCAGATCGATTACAACGGCGTGGTGGCGATGTGCTCCCAGTTATCCGGGCACAGTGACTACATCTGCGGCAATGTCCTGACTGACCACCCAGTGAAGATAATGCTGAACAAGAACAGATTCCGGTTCTGGAACAAGACAAAAGAGATCCGGGAGAGATGCCACAAATGCTACTTCAGATTCATCTGCAGTGGTGGGTGTTACTTCAACGCCTTAAGTAGCAAACTCGACTATGACCCCTATTGCCTCGGTGGTGCAGGCATGTACCGGGCAGCTCTGGACAGGGCAGGGATGGCAGAGGAATATGCGGAATTTGTGCGTGATGCCTCCGGCTGCCTTGGCGACAACAACCAGCCTGTGCGTCTAAAACCACAAGGTCCAAACGTCCGCCTGCGGCAGGACAAGGAAGACACTAGGAGGAGTGACCAGTGACGTTACCTAACTACTCAATAACAATTAAAGAGCTGGATGGCACTCCACACACGATAGCAGCAACGGCTCAGAAGTTGCAGACAACGACATTGCTATCAGAGGGCACGGATTCGTTTGCGATCACGCTGTTGAACGAGAATGACGTTTACGACTACATCGAAAAGGGCTGCCAGATCAGTATCAGCACGGGCACGACAGCTCTGACAGAGAAGATCGAGGGATTCGTGACGGAGGTGACGAGGACTCTGGATAGTGCTGCGAAGAAGCCGATACTTCACATCATAGGAGAGGATGGGGAGATCCGGATGAACAACATCATCTTCTCGGGAAGGTTCTTTGACAATGAGATCAGTGCGCTTCTGAAGGCGATCCTGGACTCTTATGACTTCACGACCGGGGATACTCTGCGAACCCTGGCAGACATCGATGCGAGCAACACAGAGATCGAGGCGACACCATACACGATTGAGGAGGCGACGTATGCATGGAGGGAGCTGGGATCAGTGATTCAAGAGCTTGCGACGACGGTAGGATACGAGTGGTATCGTGACACCGACAAGGTCCTGCACTTCTTCAACCCGGCTGATCAGGTGGCGACGCACACAATCATAGACTCGGATCTGGATGGCGCCCCGGAGCTACGAGAAGTGGGTGACATCGTGAACAGGGCGATTGTGATCGGCGGCTTCGAGCAGGTGACTGATCAGGATGGCACCACACAGACGGGCACAACGACGGTGACGAGCACGACAGCAAAGAACCAGACGTTTACACCAACGGAAGACTACCTAAGCAGCGTTCTCGTGTACACGGAGCTGGTGACTGACAGTGACTCGGATCTGCTGATATCGATTCAGGAGGATAGCGGTGCAGCCCCGAGTGGTGTTCACCTGTCAAACGGACAGATGACCATGAATCTGGATTCGATTGAGGATGGTGACTACACAGAGTTCAGGTTTCCGAGGGATGTGACCTTAACCCCGGGCGACGCATACTGGATTGTCCTGGAGGGGACCGACGCAGATGGTGTGGATCTGGGTGTGGCTGGTGCGACACTGGATTTCATGACGAGGTATCCGGTGAGAGTAGCGATCATGGCGAATGACGAGGATTCGCAGGAGACTTACGCAAACGCCGACGGATCACCAGGCATTTACTCAAAGGTCTTGAGAGATGAGACGATTGAGGATTCGCAGCTTGCAGAGACGAAAGCCATGGAGATGCTGATGCCGTACCCGAAGACGAGGGGCAGAATCCTGGTGCATGGTGACAGCATCAAAGCAGGAGACCTGTTACAGCTAACCATTGCCCTGCAGGGTGTGGACATAGACAAGACGATGAAGGTGAGGCGGAGCACGCAGGACCTCAGAGACATCTTCATATATAACTCGTTAGAATTAGAGGAAGTATAATAATGGATACGCTAACAGGATTCATCGGAGACCTTAACACACGCCTGAAGAGGCTTGAGGTGGCGATAGGGTCTGCAACGGACACGGTGCTACGATTCATATCAATGAATGAGGAAGTAGCGACGGTAGATTACCTGTACATCTACAGTAAGGCGATGAACGACTCCTTCATAATCGGATGTCCGACGAATGGAATCATTGGCGTAACAGAGATAGGTGACAGGAGCGATATGCAGGTTTTGGAGTACGAAGGTGACGGCACATGATAATTGAGTATACAGAGGTAAGGCGGGAAACGCTGCCACATGGAGGATTTAGGATTACAGGGAGATTCCAAGACACAGAGCCAGGGGGAACCGTTGACCTAACAAAACGCTTCTATGTGAACGCAAACGACCCAACGGAAGAGATGGTGGATGCAAAGGTGGATCTGCTGATAGAAACGGCATTCTTTCGTGCAAACCCTTTGAACGATTTCAACCTTGGGATAGGTAATGAGCAGCCAGTAGTCAATACTGCTGTAAGCTACGTTAGGGCGAACCCGGGAACAGCAGCTCAACCAGTAGTAACAGAGATCGACACCGAACACCCCGACATACTATGGAAGCCGGACGAATTTCTATCTATGATGCACAAGCATCTTGAGAGGGAAAACGATCGAGATTATACGTGGGATGAGTTTAAGCAGTTCATGATCGATGAGAAATTTGAGGGGCTGGACTAAATGATATTGAATGGATTCTTGGCAGCTCTTAAGAATGCGGTGTATGGAGATGGCTTCACGGCGGCGACTCATATCGCAGTGGGCACGGGCACGACAGCGGTGACTGCAAGTGACACAGCACTGGAGACCGAGATACTTCCGGACGGTTCAAACAGGAGCGCAATAAGCAGCCGCACAAAGCCGACGGATGCATCAGTGAGGCAGCAGATGCTCATAAATGTTGGTGAGGCTAATGGTGTTTCGATAACAGAAATAGGGGCAACCAATGCGGCGACTGGTGGGACCTTCCAGAACAGGATTGTGCTACCGGTAGCGATAGCAAAGACAGCAGCCTATCAGCTTAAGGTGCAGATGCACACGACGTTTTCAAATGTAGCGTAGGAGGATAAAATGGTACAAACATTCAATTCGGGAGATGTCTTAGAGCATCCACAGCTTAACAACATGATCCGGGCAATGGGTGGCGATGGTGTAATATCCGGCTTTGCGGTGACGCAGCGAGCAGCAGGCGGCGCAAACATGAGCGTGGATGTGGCATTGGGTGAGGCGAAGATAGATAATACTATAGAGTCTGAAGCAGTACTCGTAAACGTGGTTATTGCGGCATCTCACGCAACACTTGAGCGAAAGGACTTGATCACATACGACGCAAGCGCAAACACGCCGGCGGTCATTAAGGGCACCGATCACGCAGGCACAGCAGGGGATCCCACTTATCCGCCAGACCTCCCGGCAGGGGATATACTTCTGGCGATGGTGAAAGTGGACGCAAACACATCAACAATCGTAGACGGTGATATCACCGATTGCCGAATATTCATAGATGAGGGATCAGCGTGGCAGTACAGTGGTGCGAGCGAGTTTAGTGGGAATGCGCCGACGTCTTGGACTGACCTTAACCTCGCGTCCACAGTTGGGACGAACCGGGCGGTTGCGATCTTGAAGGTCAAGCAAACAGGAGCACTCGACCAAACGTTCGCATTCAGACCGAATGGGGACACGGATGAGTATTATCGTGCGCTTATAACAGGGGAGTTCTCGACACCCACGAACTTTGAGCTTGACGAGGATCAGGCGACGTTGGTGACAGTGATTACGGATGCAAGCGGGATCATTGAATGGAAGGCGGAGACGGCGGTGTCGACAACGATTCATGTGTTGGCGTGGTCGAGGCTGTTGGTATGATGGAGGAATGAAACATGGTATTAGGCAGCGAACAAGGCGTAATTGATAAGACGAACAACACGAACTCAGACCTGATCAGACGTGCACTCGAGAGTGCGAGGGGTATCGTGGATGATAAGCTTGCGGCGGCAGGACTCACAGCCCCATCGTCTTCGGCGACGTTGGATCTGGCGGTGGACTTCTTGGCAGCATCCCTGGTAGGATTCAAGCCGGGTGAGGTGGATCCGAGAACTGATTACGAGGTGGACGGATTCAAGCGATCAGACGGAAGTAAGAAGTCACAGATCGAGGAATGGGAAGGTGCCGGGCTGGGATGGATAACAACGTACATCGATGCGAACAAAACAACAGTGCCGATGCCGAGGAGTACCACGTCATGAAAACAAAGAAATTTATGAAAGATGCAGCAGCACTTCTGGGATTCCCATGGAGTAAGCCGGCGGAACCAACGAGCAGGTCAACGACATCATCCGGGTTTGTGGAGACAGTATCGGACTCGGAACTGACGACTGTGTATAAGAGGAACCCGGCAGCTCACGCAGTGGTGTCTGACGTGGCTCAGGATGTGATGTCAAGCTTTGAATGCACGACCGTCACGGATGGGGAGTTGAAGGAGTTCAGCGGAGATGTGAAGGACATCTACGAGAAGATGATCCGGGAGCCGATGACCAGAGCCTTGACCTTAACAAGATTGTATGGATTCTGCGGGATCCTGATCGGGTATGCTGATGGTGGCAAGCTGGAAGAGCCGGTGAAGGGCAACCCGAAAATCACGTACCTGCAGCCGATCCCTAAGAACTGGGTGTCGGAGGTGGTGATGGCGAAGGCGGAGAACGGTGGGATCAAGATTCCATTGGAGATAGAGAAGTATGTGATCAGCATCAGTCACACAAACATGGATGTTGATGCATCGAGAATCATTCACCTGGAGAACAAAGGAATTGATGAGGAGTCGCCGGAAGGTGAGTCGTCGCTCCTGTGCATCTACGACGACCTGACGACCCTGAAAAGTGGATCGTGGGGTGCCGGGCAAGCAATGTGGCGCAACGGTGGTGGCTTAACAGTCTTCGTCGCCCCGGACAGCAGCGATCAGCAGACTCAGATTGATGCGATTGATGACGTAGTGACGGACCTGAATGCGATGACGGTCCTGACGATGCCATTCGGGACACAGGTGTTCACAGGCAGCACCGGCAGCCTGAACCCCAAGCCATATCTGGATGTGAACCTGGAGTTGATTGCAATCGGCAGCCGGATCCCAGTGTCGATCCTCCGTGGCAGTGTTGCGGGCAGCCTGACAGCAAGCGAGAAAGACAGGAAGGATTACTTCGAGCTGCTCGAGAACATACAGAAGAACATCACGACAAAGGCGATGATGCGGATCCTGGAGCGGATGCAGGAAGCCGGGCAGCTATCAGAGCAGAAGTTCTTGATAAGCTGGAACAAGTCGATGGTGTACATGTTAGAGGAGAGCAGGGCGCAGCTCATTGATGCTCAGAAGAACCTGACAGAAGAGAAGACCGCAACAGAGCAGGCGAAGGGAGACAAAGAGCGACTGGAATATCAGACTATAAAGGAGCAGCGAGACCTATGGAACGAGAACTGATCACGGAAATCCTGAATGCTGCGAAAGAAGTGTTCGATACCTTTGGTGATGGCTTTGCCGAAAAGATCTACGAGGAGGCGATGGAGATCGAGCTGGGTCTACGTGGGATGCACGTAGAGAGGAACTTCCCGATCCATGTGTTTTACAAGGAGCAAATCCTGGACTCCTCTTACGTCCCGGATCTGGTGGTAAACAACAAGATCCTGCTTGAGCTAAAGACCTTGAAGAACATCCGGACAATCGATGATGAGCAGCTTCAGCACTATCTGAAGATTGCGAATCTGCCGGTTGCAATAGTGATAAATTTTGGCATGACGCTTGAGACCCGGATGCAGATTCGGAATGTAACAGGTCCACCAACACCCGGGGAACCGGTTGAACCAGGCAAAGTGAGAGAGAACCCCGAGACACTTTGACCGTGCCCCGGAATGCCCCAAGACACGTGAATCACGCACAGAGACCGCCCTCAGTATGCCCCCATCAGCACCCATCAGCGGGGGAGTCCCCCCACACCCCCCGTATGATAGCTACGTGTGTGTCGGGTGGTGCAACTAAGATATTACAAGCGTGTGCCTACGGCTGACTATGGCAACCAGACGACGTGTCTAAAACCACAAGTTCCAAACGTGCGTCAAACAAAAGGGGTGGGCTGTCAGCAGAGCTGCCATCCCACGGCATTTTGCCCATCGGCACTACTCAGGGGGCGACCCCCCGAGACCCCCCATGCTTCGCGGGATTGGGCTTGGGGTGGTTTGTGATCTCATAATGATAATGAATGTGGAAGTCAAAGTAACTATTAGTTGCGACGGCAGGCTTGCCTTACGCCATGAACGATCTACCACTATCCCCACGCAGAAATGAGCTTGACCATACCACACGCACCCCCCACTGACCCATTCCATGGGGGTTGTAGCATGAACTGAATAGTGTGGAACTGTGCAGCTCGCTTCGCTTTTTCTGATGTTGTGGAACCCCGATATTCACATATTAAAATAGTTATAAATTCTATAAGGCGTGGCGTGTGCGCCGTTAGAATGGAGCAGTCTAAAGCCTTGTTTTGCGTAAATGACGATATGCCATAATAATAATGCTTTGTTTGGCAAAAGGAGACCGGAAACATCCCCGTTTGGCACCGATACCTTTATAAGGTCGGTAGTCAATAGTAGTATATAGAGCGGGAGAGCTGGACTTTGAGATCGTAACTTACTAAAGGTGTACCTTTCGATGTTTGGGTAGGTAGAAGCGGGCGGGGCGGGGCGATGGCATCTTAAGCAAATAGTTATACCTACCGATCCATCGACCGGAAACGAAAGGATTGTGCGATGCGCTTGTTTTTGCGAAAGGATTGTTTGCGGCGCAGCATATCACGAAAGGATTGTGTGGGATGAGTAGGTAGGTAGTTACCTTTATATACCCCCCGGCTAATGACATATTGTACTACAGTGGTACAAGGTGATAAACCATGGCAAACAAACAGCTAATAGGAGCAGAGCAGACCGCATACATCGCCGAACACTTCAGCGAAGTACGCCAGAATGCAGCAGCAGCCGCATACTACAACCGACCGGACGAATGGAACGGACACACCAACACACAGGACTTAAGCAACTTCGGACAGAGAGAACTGGAGGAAACAGAGAACTTATTACGAGAATATCGCAACACCTCCCCGGATTGGTTAAGCGGGAAAGTATCAGTAGAGTTTAATCCAAATTCCGGATGCGTCTTTCTCGTAGACGAAGACTACACCATAGGCATGATGAATGGCGACACCCTTGAGCAATTCCACAACTGCCCGCAATGCGGTATGGAAGGATTCCTTGAGGAAATGATAACGGAAGGACAAGACTGTTGCGCCTCCTTCCTGGTGGACGCGGGATACATCAGCGAAGATGAGCGGTTTACAATGCTGATAATGGAAGGAGAGACCAGCAACGGAAGCCTACAACTCGAAGACATAGTAGCCGGTATCGCGGACTACCTGCCAGAGGAGCTTAAGGACGAATTCGATAGCTACGAAGCAAACGACGAAGACGACGAACAAGCCCGACAGGGAATCTATGAGGAAATTGAAGACCACATAGACAACGTGACGCCGGACGGTCTAGTATGGGGCGCTTCAGAAGGGGACGGTTCAAGTTTCGGATTTTGGAAGATCGAAGAAGACGAAGACGAACCAGCACAGGCAAGTAATATCGTTGAAGTGGTGCGCGGTCCGGTGTGCGCACCCGGGGAACTTGCGAAGAAAATCAGGGATACGGTAGACGACTATATCACGGAAGACCTACGTACCAGATTTGACCGGAAGAACGTTGAACTCTCGCAGGTATTTGAGGAGATCGTAGCATACCTGAACGACATCGTAGCTCCCGAAGACCTACGCTTTGGGGCTATAGAAATTGATGGCAAACCCTGCTTTGGCTTTTGGAAGCATCAGGAGAATTAAGCATGTACAAAAAGCACCACTCCAGAAAGTACTACAATATGTCAGAGGCAGAACTCCTGCGAACGCTGCCAGACAAAGACATAAACAAATTCGCCCGGCGAGGAGCCCCCAACGCAATTATGGAGCAAGCATACAGACGCAGCCTGGCGGAAGCCTGGTTACATTCGGCAGATTGGATCTCCGACTTTGAAGCCGCCCTTAGAATCGAGGCAGAGGAGCGATAGGATGACCCGAAACGAATTTGGCTTTGAGATCCGGAAGGCCGGCGACATCATCCCCATAAAGCCCCTTGCAGAGCGAAAGGAGGAGATGGTAGCATATCGTCGAATGCATGGATCAGAACACGAAATAGCAGACCGGATATCAGAGACCCCGGATATCGATATAGGAGTATAAACTATGAAAGAACCCGTACAGATGAACCTACACCGGATGGTATGCCTTGAAGACTCCAAATTAAAGGATATCCCATCTATAAACGCATATATCGAGGAGTTACAATGGGTACAATCCCTAATAGAACACCATATCAACCGATGCAAAGTATGGAAATTAGAATGCCCTGCCGGAAAAGTGGCATACGGAAAGCTAAACGATTTCCTGGTGTCGTTGGAGGCGTAAAACTATGAATGAGTATACGCTTGAATGGGGGACTTGGAACCACAATCACGACATCGCCGGTCGAGATATCGGATGTCCGGAAACTCATAAAACGATGGATGCCGTGAACGCATCCATCCGCGACAAACAAACATATTACCAGAACAGAGGCTATGAATTATGGTTTATCAATATTACATTGGAGGAGTAAGACCATGTCACGAGTAAAAGGATGGATAAAGCTATACCCGCGACAGAGACAGGAGGAAATAGTATGGGAATCCATAGAATCAAATACAAAGCTAATAATCGACCGAGTACGGAATATATGGTATATCGAGCTTTTCCGATCCGGATATATGGCTTTGGAATGCATCGCTCAGATAGGGGACTCCTTCGAGTCGAAAGAAGCAGCGATGACCCAAGCAATCCCCTGGATGAGAGAACATCCGGGAGGAGAAGCATGACCACCGCAGACCGTGCAGAAAACGAGCGATGGCAAAGGAGCCATTGCGATACCCAGGGAAGACGAACGCCAAGATATTACTGCCAGGAAGACGAAGACACAGAGGAAATGAGACAATAAGGAGGAGATTAATCATGGAATGCACAATAAGAATACAGTCACTAGCAAGCCACACCATAACGATAAAAAACACAGAGATAGGACTTGACGAACTCGACAGAGCCCGTCAAGAGCTATCCATACCAGAACTGGACATAAGCCTACTAGAGCAAGAAATTAGCGGAGTCCATACAGACCTGGATTTCCAGATCATTGAACGCACAGCAAGAGAATCCGGACTATTCAAGAACGATCACCACGTCATCGTAAAAACCCCCGCAGGATTCTTAAACGACTTTGTGGCGACCAAGGTGATCGCAGAACGGAAGCAGGACACCGATGAAATCACGACAGTAAGGATAATCCGGGAGATTATGGGAATAGCCATACTGGACGCATGGGCGGAAGCAGGACACCCCACAGAATGGGGTTTTGAGGTAGCAGAAGCATGACTCATGAGATATCTGCGCAGAGAATGCAGTATCTGTCAGACTTTGAAGGCAGCATCGGAATAGAAGACGTTGGAGACCCGGATATCTGCGAGATAGTAATCAGGATCCCACTGTCTCATGCAACAGCAGAGAACGAAAACTACGCACTCGGAAACATGCGGTAGCCATGAAAGTACCGCAGCCGTCTAAATACGAAGTCGCCGACATGAACGCACGCAGACTAACCAGGAGGGACGCAGCCGCCCTCTTTCTTTTTTGGATCCTCGGATGGACCATAGCAATCTACGCAGCAACACGAGTATGACCGCCCCGCCTCTTTTTTCTGGAAATTTTGCCACTAGTGAGCGAGGGCGGGGATACCCTGGTGCAGCTCGATAGAGAGGGGGCACCGGTGGAATCCTGGAAACCGGGCGAGCCACAACGTCCACACCCGCCCACCCTTCTCAATCGCCGTAAGGCTACTATCATTATACTCCTGAATCGTCAGAATTACGCTTCCTGCCCGCTCCAGTCGATCAGCCGGGCGAGCCCGGAAGCTGGGGGGGCGAGCCCCGCACAGCCTGATCGACTTCCGCCGGCACTCGGTAATTCTGACGCTCCGACTACAACGACAGTGAAATCTGTTGCCGATTCTGTTGCCGATTCTGTTGCCGATTCTGTTGC